TGTAATGTCAAGGCCCTTAACTAAGGGCCTTTGAGGAAAATTATTTATAATTGTATTGATCAGTTAACATTGTCTGGAAGTTGTGCTTCAACCGCGGCCTGACATCCATCAGCATTACGATCAGCAATTTGGACGTATGGAACACCAGTCATGTCGCATTCACCAACTCCATTATCACAACAATCAGGAGCAGTTGGAAATACAATTAAATCTTCTGGAACACCAGCCCAATCTGCTGGTAAATCTCTTAATTGTTGTCTGTATTTGTGCCAACCATCTAACATTGCTTGTGGCATATCATCTGATGTGCAGCTGTCACATGCAGCTAAATCATCTGTTCTAGCACTTCTAATAAAATCCATATCCCAGTTGTCACGACTTCCATCATTTGAAGGAAAATCGTTTCCGCAACGCCCAGTTTCATATGTTAATTTATGCCAAGATGAACCATTCCAGCCTTTTGCTACTGAATTTTGGTCATATACTTCTTCAATATGTGTTGGGTCAGCCATAACTGCATTTGGTTGATCAGCCGGACCAACTGCAATTTCATAAAGAAGTGGTGCATCAACACAATTCCGGTCTCGTTGCCCGTCATTATCTGGGTGGTCGCCTTCATCGATTACATTTTGACCACGACCGGTTGGTCCTGGTGCCATTGCATCAAGTGACTCTTGTGCTATACGATCATAAGGTCCGATTAACATACATCTAATGCAGTTTTCATCTGACTCATTACAATCTAATGTCAGTTCATACATGTCTTTAGGACAAGGTTGACCTGTGCGATACTGTGGATCAATAACTTCTTTAATCCAATTTGTTTCTTTATCCATTAATAAAATAATTTTAGATGGTCCATGATATGTTTGTGTAGAAGTTTTACCTTCGTCATCAACACAGCAATCATCTGGCATATCGTCGCAACAATCTACGCCTGGTGTTGCTTGAACATAACCATGATCGCAACAATATCTTTTATTTGGTATATTATATGTAACTGTTCTTGTAATATGTGCCATTTTCTTAAAATTCTCCTAATTCTTTACATATATGTAACTCGTAATACGCCGCCAGCGCCAAAACCGCCCCAACAGCCACTGCCACCGGAGAAACCAGATGCTCCACCGCCACCGCCAGGGAAAAATGAATGAGCACGACAACAGCCCATGCCAGTTGTAGTACACATATTTGTATCCCTACCATTACTTTGAGCACCAGCAAACGGACCAGTTGGGCCGCCTCTAGTTCCACTTTGATCATTACAACAACTGTAAGATTTTTGAAGCATTCCCATAGTTCCGGTAAATCCCCAGTCACCGCCATACCAGCCTGGAGTACACGATTGGCATTGTCCCCAACCACCGGATACATGGTTACCAGTTGTACATTGGGCACCAATTGTACAATCATAACAACTTGATTGTTTATCCCAAGCAGTCCAACCACCTTCTCCACCAGTTGCACAAAAGTTAGTTGATCCAAGGCCGTTTGCAACCCATGATGTACAACCTGTTCTACAAGGTTGACAGTGACCACAACATGCACAATGCGAAGTACCGCCTGCACATAATTGATAAGTTGATGTATCTGAAAAATGACCTGCGGCTAAACAATACGTTTTAGCGGCATAGTTGCCGCCCCAACCGCCTGTTGCTATATCATAATCATAACCAGAACTTCCACCTGGACCACCACCGCCTTGTAATTCAATGAATATAGTTTGTGTTCCGTCTGGAACATTCCAAGCAAGACAGCATCCGCCATTATGAACACTCCAATGACTTGTATGACAAATCAAAAATTGTCTCATTGGATGTTTTACACGACCAGTCAATGAACTAGCGTCAAGTGCAGGCAAAGCGCCTGATAATTGCGATGATAATACTTGAGCACTATCGTTTACGACTGCCGTTGTTCCTACTTTATACGCCATTTTGTTTATCCTATCTGTTTACTGTATTTATTTATTAACTATCAAATCATTTAATGATTATGACTGTCTAATTTTGCATTTAATTCTTTT